GGAGTATTTTCAAATAATTTAAATGGAATTTTTCTTAATGCTGGAACATCTAATTCCAAGATTTGCAATGCAACAATCGGAATAGGCGGTGGATTTACAGGAAATACTGGAAATGGAATAGTTTTAGCTTCTGGAGTTACAGATACAACCATAACTGGAAACATTATTCGTAATAATACTTTAAATGGAATTTCATTAAATTCTGGTTCTGATGGGTTTGTAATAACAAATAATATTATTTTTGGAAATTCTTCAAATAATATAAACATAGCATCAAGCTCGTCTAATAGGAGTATTAAAAATAATATAGGCATAAATTCTCCAGATATTGCATTTGGCAATGGAATAATGACTACAGGAACGAACTCAGTAATATTGAATCATAATTTAGGGATAGTTCCGTCTTCTGATTTGATTATTATTTGGCCGACAAGCGGTTGGGGTTCAGATGTTTTATATGTTGATACAACATCCATTACATCTACACAGTTTACAGTTAGAAGAGCATCAAACGCTCCAAGCAATCTTACTTTTGGATGGAGAGTTCAAATAAACAAAATATAATATGAACATCTACGATTACACCAAAGACAAACCAGACTACGAAGTTGAGCAACAACGCTGGGAAAAAGAAGGATACGATGTATGAATAAAGTTACATACGAAAGTCCAGATAAAGGCAAAACAATCTACGCAAGAGAGAATGGCACTTTGAATAGAGTGCTAATCAAAAAGCCTTGAAAAACTATATCAACATTTCTCATGGATGAAGAGAAATTATTAGAGTTTATGAAAATAAACTATGCGACGAGAAAAGATTTGTCGCAGTCCGTTAAATTATTTCAAGAAATTGGTTATAATGTAATAAAGTATTTTGATGTTGATGGAGCGCAAGGTTATCTAACTAAGAAAGATGATGATATTGTGCTGTCCTTTAGAGGCACACAAGTATCATTTACTGGCATAAATAAAACGGAAAAGTCAGATATTTTAGCTGATTTAAATGTCCGTAAAGAAAAAGAAATCGGTGGTAAGGTTCATGCTGGATTTCAAAAAGAAGCAAATAAATTATGGGAAGCGGTAGTTGTTGAAATCGCTCAACATATTTCTGGCAACAAATTGTTTATAACTGGTCATAGTTTGGGAGCGGGAATCGCTACAATTGTTGCATCTAGGCTGCAAGATAAAGTCGATACTCTTATTACATTTGGTTCGCCCAGAGTAGGGGATGGTGATTTTGTAAAGAATTTAAAAGTCAAACACTTTAGAGTTCAAAATACAAATGACTATGCTTGTTTTCTACCGCCACTCTGGATGGGGTTTAGGCATCATGGCACAAACCTGTACATTGACCGCATTGGTAATGTGCAAGAAATCGGTTTAATTAAAAAATCGAAAGATATGGCACTATCATTAATCAAGGATTTCAAGAATGGTAATTATATTTCTGCTTTTGTTGATCATAAGCCGATTAATTACATTAATAAACTAAACTTCTTAAAATAATTGATTGCAGACTTGACAATTCCTTTGCTACTAGTAATAACAATAGCAATAACCTTACACTATGCCATACGCTAAAGAAAAATATGAACTCCCATCTGGATTTACTGATCTAGGTGAGGAGGTAAAGCCAATGTCAATGCCAGAAATGGCAATGCCTAAAAGCGATTACCATTACCCATCCCTCTATTTTGAGAACGCAGAGGGTCTTAAAAACCTTCCTAAAGAGGGTACTGCTACCATCTACTTCCGAAAGACAATGGAGAAGGATGAGACTACCATGCGTGATGGCAAGACCGAAAAGCGTCACTGTGTTGAGTTGTGTATTTGTGGCATTAAATCCAATGGATCCTCCGAAATGGACATGGAAGACGAGATGGATGATGAAGAAGCTATCGACTCTGGACTAGAAGAAGCAGAATCTGCAAAACCAACAACTAAAATCGAGATTGAAATCGGTGGTGATGAAGAGGAAGATTAATTTATATGGCAAAACCAACAACTGAGGCAGTAATGCCCGAACCTGCAATGGGAATGGATCTTCCCGAAGATATGAGCGGAATCCCTTCTCCAATGGCAGAAGAGGGTGCGGTCACCATTTCTGTTACTAAATCTAAGTTCGACGAATTGCATAGTATTGCCATGCAACTCGCTGGTGTGATTGATGCTCTTGCCGCTGACGTTGAGGGTCAAAAAGCCGCAACTGAATCGCTAGAAGGCAAAGCACCTGCCGCTGAAAATGCAGCAATGGCAAGCGAAGAAGATTTTCTGAATTCTATTGCGTCCGAAGGATCAATGCGCTAATATCACGTCATGTTTGTCGATCAAATCTTTGAGGAATGTGCGGAGATTTTAGGAACTACTGACGAGAAAAGAGTTTACCGCAAAATCACGCAAGCTGTCCAGACGCTTATGGAATCTGGGCATTGGATGCAATCTACTGCTGACGTGGATGTTTGCACTGGTTGGGATGGTTGTACTATCGCGCTTCCCCGTGGAATAGACGTTCCCCTTGCGGTCAACGTAGATGGATCCCCAGTTTATTTCAGAAATCGTCTATTCCAATACCACGTTAACAAAGGTGGTAAATTCAACACTGTAGAATGGGCATGGGATGACCGAGGCTATGTAGCGACCCTGATGCAGATCATCCAACCCTCGCAGTTGGTTGCCATTGCCGAAAGCGAAAATGACGTAGGAAAAATCATTCGCGTTACTGGCACTGACTCCAACAATCGAGATCTTCGTAGCCAACTCAAAGACGGAACTGGTGTTGATGGTTTGCTCATTCCAATCCACTCGCAATCTGATTTTGCTTACGGAACGATTGCTCCTGACGATGCCACTATTCGCACCCGCGAGGTTGCTATAACCCCGATTAGCAAGTTTGCATCCGCAACCCCTCACACGCTCGATTCTGGTCAAGGAATGGCTATTACTGCGATTTCTGGCACTATCCCAGTCCCGCTTTCCAATGGTCAGACGTACTACATTGGGGTTCTGGATGCATTGACCATTCAAATCTACAACGATTCCCTCAACGCACAGGCAGGTAATTACCCACTTTCCCTCCAAAGTATAGTAGGAGCAGGGCCATTGAAATTCCTAGACTCTAGGACTTCATTTGTCGTAACTGCTCTTCAATTCGCATCTGCTCCTACTATCGAAATAACAACGGCAAATCCAATCACATTTCCATCTGGGCAAACTTTGCCTATTGGATTGCGTTCTGGAGTTACATACTTTGGAAATCTGCTAGACGCAACGCACCTGCAAGTTTTTAGCTCGATCTCTGACGCACAAGCAAATGTTAATGAAGTTCACACGACTGGATCAACTAACCCAATCAACGTCGATATCCGAAAAGAAATCGTTCCAGAGACAAAGTTGACATTCAGCATCGATCATTTGCTTACCCAAGGTGATCAGGTGCAAGTCTTCACTTCTGGTGGAACGCTTCCACAACCTTTGTTGTCAAACCAAAACTACTTTGTTAATATTGTAGATACAAAAGCGGTTTCGATCCATACGACACAAGCGGACGCACTTGCATCTTCTCCTACTAATTTTGTAAATCCAATTAAGATCACATCGGCTGGAGTTGGTACGATTTCACTCATTAAGTTAATCCCAGCATCTGCTGTGGCAGGTGAAGCTAGCCAGATTACCGCACCGGGTCTTTCCATTGCGTCACCATCTGGATCTGGAGCAAACTTCACTCCTATCGTAGTTGGAAGCGTTACCTCTGTTAATTTGTCTGATCAAGGATCTGGATACACTGCCGATCCTACAGTAACATTTTCCGCTCCTCCAGCACCTCCCTTGGGAAGCACGATTTCCGTTAGTACTGCGACTGGATATGCTATTCGCAATTCTATTACATACCAGTTGTCATCGATTGTGATCGATAACCCCGGATTCGGATACACAACCGCACCTTCTGTAACAATTTCCGCTCCTCCTGTATCTCCATTAATTAACATTACATCAATGGTTACAAATGGTATTACAGTTACTGTTAATACATCTGGAACTCATAGCTATAGAACGGGTGATTCAGTTACAATATCTGGAGCAGATCAAGCAGCTTACAATGGAGATTTCGTTGTAACAGTATTAAGTTCTACATCATTTACATATCAGCTTATTACTGAAATCGGACAAACAGTTTCAGTCACTACTTTAACTAGAGTATCTACAACCGCAACTGGAACAACATCTGCGGCACATGGGTTTACTGCTGGTCAGGTTATTGCAATTAGTGGTGCTAATCCTGATGGATACAATGGAAATAAAACGCTATTAACCGCATCTGGTTCAACATTCACATACACTGTTTCATCTAGCCTAACAACACCTGCAACGGGAACCATTGAAGCGTTTTCTTCTCCAGCAACTGGAACATTAAAGGTTAAACTTAAAACAGGCACTCAAGCGGTTGCAAATGCTACCATTCAAACTTCGTTTGTTATTGGATTCACTCAAATTTCTGGAGGTTCTGGATATGTAAATGCTCCGCAGGTTGAAATAACTGGTGGTGGTGGTTCTGGAGCAACTGCAACAGCAAACATTGCAGGTGGAGTTGTAACTTCACTTAATGTTGTAACAAGTGGCACTGGATACACAACTCCACCGACAATATCAATCACACCATCCACTGGAGTGTTCGTTCAGTTTTCTTCGACTGGCACACTTCCATCCCCATTGCTTTCTGGAACATCTTATAGGGCAGAAACTCCATTAAACTCGTCCACTGGAGTTTTCACTGTTAAGAACGCTGATTTCAGCAAGATTAACATTACCTCTTCTGCAACTGGAACATTCTATGTTGTACTATCTCGCGTGTTTGGAGTTTCATTTACTAACAAGTGGCTAGGTGATTTCACTAATTTAACCACCCCATCAACCATTTATTGGGGAACGGACTATTTATTGCCAACAACCAGTCCTGCGATTGATAATGGTTCAACTCCCGCATATTTGAATGTATCATCTACATCGGTTGCTAGGGCATATACTTCATCGGTAGATGCCAGTGCTGGTGGAACAACTGGTCAAATTAATGTGGTGTCATTTGGAACTGGTCAATCATACTACGCAAAACGATTCTCCGTTTCTCCGCTTCCATACAACAATCTAATCCAGCCATCTTCCGTGCAATTCTTGCAGGAAAATGAGACTGTTAAATTCTCTACAAGCGGAGTTTTACCATCTCCATTGGTTGCTGGAACGGACTACCAAGTTAGGGTGATTGGTGATAGCGTTAATGTGTATTCTGCATCAGTTCTGGTTCCAATCACAACCCCCGGCACTGGTCAATTGTCCCTAGATATCCAACGCACATTTACGGCATCCCCATCCACCAGCATCATTGCTGACGCTTCGCTTTACACTACGGGTCAATCTGTTACTGTACGAGCCGATTCAGGTGATGTACTTCCATCTGGTCTTGTGGCAGGAACGACATACTTTGTTCGTCGAATCGACAACGATGAGTTTGAATTGTACACTACCAAGTCACAATCTCAGAACCTAACTAGCACAACTGGCAGGATTTCATTTTTGACAAGCGGACTTTCCACGGACAGCAAGTTCTTCGTCGATGCAATTCAAGATCCAACCTTGGTCAAGAGTGTTGCTAATATTCAAAAACCAATAACGGATGGGTTTGTTAGTTTGTATGCAATGGACTACGGACGCAGCAACGATTTGACATTGATTGGTCAATACCATCCACAAGAAGTCAATCCGCAGTACCGCAGGATTCGCATTGGAAAACCATGCGCGTGGGTAAGAATTGCCTATCGCATTAAGCCTCCAGTTATCACTTCAAAGTACGACTTTATCCCGATTGAGCATACACGCGCAATCATCACTGCTGTACACGCTTGTGATCTTGAGGACAAGGACTTTGCTGAACAGGCATTGCGTTACTGGGGCTTTTCTTTGGCATACCTGAAGAATCAGCAAGAACACCAAGATGGTCACGCTTTTGTTCCACCACAAATTAATGATTTGACCTATGGTGATGGAACTGATCCAGTTATGTTCTAGCAATGAAAAGTGAAAACATTACATCAGGAAGACTTAAAAAAGTCTCAACAGGATGGATTCAAGGAGTAAATTCCGTTCGCAATCCTTGGTCATTGCCTGAGAACCAATTCAAGTGGGGGGTTAATGTAACTGTCCGTGGAGGTATCGTGCAAACAAGGCCGGGGCATAAAATGCAACTCTCCCTTCCCGCTGGCAACTTCCAAGGTGGTGTTTTGTTTTCCTCTAACAAGCAAAAAGAAGCGGCACTCACACAAGATCGAGATGGAGTAATTACAACAACTCCAGCTAAAATCTTCGACGTGGATGGAAATGGTGTTGTTGCAAGCGAGTTGTCTTACATGGTTTTTGCTGTAAACGGAAACGTCTACTTCTCTCCATTTCCTCTAGTGCAGCCAAGCAACTGGGAAGATTATCGTCTGAAAAACATTTCGATGTCACCAGACGTTGATCAGTTCGTATTTGCACTTGCCACACGTTCAGCAAACCTATCGACTGGCTCTCAAGAATTCGCTACACCAGCGCATCGAATTGTGATGATCCAAGACGGCATTTCATACCCTTCGTACTGGGATGGTGCTGATAAGGCAGGTGTTCAACTTTCCACGATTCCCGTGGGATACTGGATGGCATACTCTGGAAACAGAATGTGGATTTCTGATAAAAATATCGTGCTTGCATCCGATTTAGGTGATCCA